CGCTCCGACCTCGTAATGGACTGGGCGTCGGTCGACGCGCTCGTCGCGTTCTACGAGTCTCTCACGCTCGTCGGCGACGATTCCGGCAAGCCGTTCGCTCTCGCCGATTGGCAGGTCTGGGCGCTCGCGCAGCTCTGGGGCTGGCGCTGGGTCGACGACGGCCGGCGCCGCGTCAAGCTCGGCATCCTGCAGGTCGCGCGCGGAAACGGCAAGACCACGCTCGCCGCGGGTCTCTGCCTTTGGGATCTCAAGCAGGGCGACGGCCGCCGCGTCCACGTGCTCGCCAACAACGAGCACCAGGCCGAGATCTGTCTCGACACCGCTAAGACCATGGTCGGCCGCCTTGAGGTCACCGACTTCGAGAAGCTCTACGACCGCGTGATCCGCCGCGACGCCGACTGCGAAATGACCGCTCTGCCGGCGCTGGAGCGCTCGCTCGACGGCCTCAACCCGTCGCTGTTCATCGCCGACGAGGCAGCCGAGTTCAAGGGAAGGTTCCTCACAAAGCTACTCACGACGGGCAGCAAGCGAAAGGAAAGCCTCGGTGTCATCATCAGTACGCCCGGCAGCCAGCCTGACAACATCTACGGCGAACTCATCAGCCAGGGCGAGGCGATCCTCCGCGGCGAGCTCGACGACGACTCTGTGATGCCGCTGCTGTACGGCATTGACGCCGACGACGCGATCGAGGACGAGACCTGCTGGCCGAAGGCCAACCCGGGCATGGTCTACGGGCAGCCAGATCTAAAGGCTCTGCGCCGCTCGTGGAACACGATGAAGCAATCGCCGATCGGCCGCCACGAGTTCACGCGCTACCACGCGGCGAGGCTCTGCGAGGATTCGGGCGGTTGGCTCGACATGAGCCTCTGGCCGAAGCACGAGCCGATCGACTGGGAGTCGCTGAGGGGTCGGCCAGCGTGGGTCGGACTCGACCTATCTAAGACCCTCGACCTCACCGCGCTCGTGGTCGCGGTACCGCTCGACGACGGATCCGTGGCGCTACGCGGGCACTACTGGTGGCCGAAAGCCGATGTCGCGCAGCGGGAACTCGACTACAGGCTGCCCGTGCGGACGTGGGCGGCCAGCGGATTCCTCGACCTCACGCCAGGGCGCGAGGTCGACTACGAGGCTGTGCGCGCGCGCATCAAGCAGATCGCGAGCGAGTTCGACCTACGCAGCGTCGCATACGACCGCTGGGGCTCGAAGTACCTTGTCGAGCAGCTCGTCTCGGACGGCATCCCCATGGAAGGCTACTCCATGGGCGTCGCCACCTTCGGGCCTGGATGCCAGTTGTTCCAGCAGCTGTGGGTAGGCAACCGCATCAGGTGCGCGGACGATCCCGTCATGCGCGCGGCCTGCCGGACGGCGATCGCGAAGCGCGACCGCAACGGCAACCTCACCATCACGAAGGAACAGAAACGCTCCATCGTCGACCCGCTCGTCGCCGCGGTGATCGCCGTCCACGCGTGGGGCGGCCAACCTGGCACCTCTTACGATTACCTGCTTTAGAGCCAATGGCTTAGACGGCATCGCGCACATGATGCGTACGTGCTCAAGCAGATTCTGCGCCGCCTCTTCGTCGCGCCGTGGGAATCGACCTATCTCCCCAACGAGATCGCGTCGATGCCCAGCGTTACGCCGTGGAACGCGCTGCGGTACACGCCCGTGTACCGCGCCGTCACGCTCATCGCCGGCGACATCGCGCGCATTCCGTGCGAGATCGGATCGCCGACCGCCGACACGCTCTGGAGGCAGCCGAACCGATACATGAGCGCGTTCGAGTTCCGTCGCGCGCTGCTCATGCAGACGCTGCTCTACGGAAACGGCTTCGCGCTCATCAACCGCACCGTCGGTGGCGAACTGCTCGAACTGGTTCTCCTCGACCACGACACGGTCTCGCTCGACCTCACGAGCGGATTTCCCGTGTACCGCACGAAGCAGTTCGGCGACCTGCTTCCCGAGAACGTGTTCCATATCCGCGCTCCGAACACGAGCGGACTCTGGGGCGATTCTCCGATCCGACTCTGCAGGACATCGCTCACCGTGATGGCCGCGCAGGAGGACATGGCGCTCAAGTCGTACACGAACGCCGGCAACCCGAAGCTCGCGCTCATCCACCCAGGGCGCGTCGACCCCGCGCTGCTCCAGAAGATCGAGCAGCACTACATGCAGCGCCACGCCGGAAGCGACAACGCGGGACGCCCGCTCGTGCTCGCCGATGGCATGAAGGTCGAGCGCATCTCCTCGACGATGGACGACGCAGGACTCGAATCCGCGCGACGCTACTCGATCGGCGACGTGTCTCGCCTCTACGGAGTTCCCGCGTCGTACCTCAGCGAGAACGTCGGCACGTCGTACGGCACGATGGAATGGCTCTCCCGCATGTACGTCGACTCGTGCCTCGCGCCGTGGATCGCGAGCCTCCAGCACGAGATCCTCAACAAGCTCACGACGCCGAACGACACCGCCGACTTCGACACGGACGAGTTGATTCGCCCCGGCATGGCCGAGACGATGGCATCTCTCCGCACCGCTGTCGAGGCTGGAATCATCACGCGCAACGAGGCGCGCGACGAGCTCGACCTCGACCCATTGCCCGGACTCGATGAGCCGATCGTCGCAAAGAACATGGGGACCGGCGGCGGAAGCACCAACATCGGCAACGACACCAGCATGAACGCAGGGAGCGCGCAATGATCTCACGACGCGGCGTCACCGCCACCGAGCAGACGATCGACGGACGCACCCTCGCTGGATATGCGGCCGTCTACGGGCAGGACTCGCGGACGATCGTCGAGAACGGCCGCCAGTTCGTCGAGCGGATTGCGCCGGGCGCGTTCAACGAGACGCTCTCGTCAGGCGGCGACGTGAAGCTCTACTACAACCACGACACCGCGATGCCGCTCGCGCGCACGAAGTCGGGAACGCTCACGCTGAAGTCGGACCGAAACGGCCTCGCGTTCTCCGCAGCGCTTCCCGAGACGACGCTCGGCAACGACGTTCGCGCGCTCATCGAGCGCGGTGACCTGACGGGAGAGATGTCGTTTGGTTTCATCGTTCAGCAGGACTCGTGGAACAAGGACCGCACCGAGCGTCTTGTGAAGCGAGCTCAGCTGCTTGAGGTGTCCATCGTCCAGGACGCCGCGTATCCCCAGACAAGTTCGAGCCTGCGGAGCGTCTCCGCGGCCTACCTCGATGCCGCGAATCTGCGGCTCGCACTCCATTTCCGAAGGATGGCAGATCATGTCCGATGAGTTGAACGAGTTGCAGTCGATCACCCACGAGTACCGCAAGAGCCTCCGCGCGTACGAGCAGCGCACCGGCCTTGCACCGCAGTCCGTCGACGCCGTCGGCGCTGGCGAGGAGAAGGAGAAGTTCGCCCGCATGGACGCGGACCTCACCGCAATCGAGGTGCGCGCGCAGGAAGCGGCGGACCTCAAGAAGCTCACCGAGCGCCTCGCGAAGATCGAGTCGCAGCCGATGTTCAACACCCGCGCGACCGCCGGCAACTCCGTGCGCGGGCAGTCGTACACGCGCGACAGCGCCGAGTACGCGTCCGCATGGCTCCGCGCCGTCGCGACTGGCGACATGAGCAGCCTCCGCGCAGCGACCGACATCTCGCTCACCACCTCGGGCGCAGCCATTCCGACCGACATGGAGCGCCGCATCATCGAGAAGCTCCAGCAGGTCGGCGTCGTCCGCGGCCTTGCGAAGGTCAACCAGATCGACAGCAAGCGCACCATCACGGTCGAGGGCGCGCTCCCGGCGACCAGCCTCATCGGCGAAGCTTCTTCCGTCACCCAGGACGAGGTCACCTTCGGCGACGCGATCACCGTCACTCCGTACAAGTACGCGACCCGCTTGACGATCTCGCAGGAGTTCATCGAGGACGCCATCGGCAACAACGGCATCGGCAGCGGACTCGCCTACTGCGCCGACAAGTGCGCCATGTCCATCGCGCTCAAGCAGGAGGAGGCGTTCACCATCGGCTCTGGTAGCTCCGCTCCGCAGGGCTGCATGGGCGCGGGAATGCAGAGCAAGCTCGCCACCCTCTCGCAGGTCGTCGACCTCAGCGGCACCGCGATCACCACGGTGACGGCTGACAACATCATCGACACGTATCACCTCGTGCCGCCGGAGTACCGCGTCGGCGCGAGCTTCTCGTGGCTGTTCCACGACACGTTCCTCAAGACCGTGCGCAAGCTCAAGCAGACCCTCGCGGGAACGTCGTCCGCTGGCTACACCGGAACCGACTACATCTGGACGCCTGGCAGCGCTGGCGTCAACTCGATGGTCGGCAACTTCCCCGGAACGCTCTACGGCATTCCGTACCGCATCGCGAAGTACGCGCCGACCGCCACCGCGAACAACAACGTGTTCGCGCTGATCGGGAACTTCGAGTACTTCGAGATCTTCGACCGCACCGGCGTGACCAGCCTCGTCGATCCGTACAGCGAGAGCGCCACGCACCAGGTGAACCTCATCGTGTACACGCGCACGGACAGCCGAATCATGCTGCCGAACGCGTTCGCCGCGATCACCTGCTGATTCCTCTTCTCCACCACGGGCTCGGCGCGGGAAACCGCGCAGAGCCTTTTGATGAGCGTACCTCTCTCCACCATCAAGTCGGCGCTCCGCATCGACTACGACGACGAC